TACCGTCAAAGGCGACACCACTAATGTCATTGGTCTTAAGCCAATCACAGGCTGCCTTTAGATCAGCAGTAGAAGCCTCGCCCGATTTAATACGGGCAAGGAACTCCTTTGTGACAAGATTATGCAACTCGTTGAATTGATCTTCAGTTGCTTTCTTTTTCATTTTTAAATGATACCTGGCATTGGGTTAGGACGTTGGGTTGGGGTAAGATCTCTACGTTGAGGATTAAACTGTCTAATCCTTAGTTTATCTAAAAGAAATTCAACAGGATTAGGTGTAGTATAAGTATAACCACTAGCGCCTGGCATACGATCTAAAGTTCCACTACCAAAATACGAACCACGATAAGTCTGTGGACCTTGGTAGTCTTTTTCTACATCGTATTTAGCGCCAGAGTAAGGCAAAATAATTCGATCTCTAACTGACCGTTCAGAATTTTGTTGTTGAATTATCAGACGCTCAATGGGATCAAGGTCAGCTGAAGTTCTAGATTTCTTTCTAGGCATTTTAGGTCAATCCCAACTCCGACGACGCATACGTTCAATAATACGTTGCATTTGCGCTTCAGTTCTAGGAGTTAGACCGCCTTGAGAACGCATTTGGTCAAGGATAGCCTGATCAGTTCTATAATCAGTTTGATCATATGCACCTTGAGCGCTAGAAATCAACACACGTTGATTAGAGCGAGTGTCTTTCTTTTTTCGTTGATTAGCCATAATTACCATCCAGTGTTAGATTTAACCGCTACAATAGGTACAATGTCATGGCAAAGTTTTTCGTACGGACTACCAGGTCTAAACATAAAACCTGCTTTACCTAGTTCAGCACATTTAAGTGCACGAACTAATTCATAATCCAAACGCATCTTTTGTTCGTGACGTTTAGCGATAGATTTACATTGTTCAACCATACCACCATCAAGCGGTACAGAAAAGTTAAGACTCATTCCAAAATTACCAGTGCGTTGGTACGTATCTGTGTGTACATCACCACCTGTATAAAACGGGCTAACAGTCATTGTTGTACCGTTACAGGAATTATTAGCAGCAAAATGTTGCCGGCTAGGTGCACCAGTATTTTGGAATTGAATCGCTTGGTTAGTTACGTTACCCGTAGCAGCAGCTACAGGTGACGAACTGTTTGATACTGTAGGTTCCTCTGCGTAAACTGGAGTTACGTAGGTGTAACCTGCGGTTACTGTGAGAAGACTGACAGCGAGGTAGTAGTGGAGACCTGCTGGATAGTTTCGGTGACATCGATTGTTTCGATGACTCCTGCTGCTCTTTCCGTAATCTCCAGTTGAAAGGGATCGCCAGCGGTGGTTACTGAAAAGGTTGTTGAAGAATCTTCGATTGAACCACTGGGTGTTACGTTGGTTCCAGACCATGATTTATAAGCTCCACCGTACACTTCAGTTGCAATGGTACGGTTAATATCAATAGTAGTTGTGGTAGTAGATTGCATACTACCTTGTGTAAAATTAGGTGTAACGGATTGTGCTTGAGCAGCTACAGGCAATAGAAAAAGTAAGGCAAATAGTTTTTTCATGGTTGTTCTTTTTTGTCTTTGTCCATCCGTGAAATACCATACGAAGCAAGCGTTCCGCTAAGCAAAGACGCTACAAACGTTGGATCCATTTTTTGTAACATACCCATGTATGAAGCAGTTAATACACCTGCACTCCATACAAGCACTAATGCTTTGACAATTTCACTAAAAAAGTCATGTACAAAGTTTTTAGTTTTCTGCATTTTGTTTTTTGGTTAGAATCTTTTTAATCAATGGTTTCATTAAGGAGACTAACCGTTTAAATATTGCAGTGGCGGTAAGGGTGGCAGCAACAGAAACGGTTGCTGTCGTTGCAGCAGTCACCAGAATGGCTGTTTGAGGTACAGGTATTTTAATGTCAGTAGCTGGTATTTCTACCTGTCTGACTTCTGGTGGGATTGGAGGAAGTGTAATAGGCGCTACAGGGGGCCTAGGAGGCTCTGGAGCAGCCCTTTCCTGTGTGTTAGGTGCACTGACACCTGGAGGGGGTCTAAGGTCGCTAGGAGGCACCACAAGCGGGGTGTACGAAGGTACGTCCGCCTGCGGTACTTCTAATATAGGAACCGGTAGTTGTAACGGTTCAGGGATGGTAATGTGCGGGAAGACCAAAGGTTCTCCCAAGTCCATCACTTAGTCGGGAACAACCCGTTACGAATAAATTCAACTGCTTTGTCGTCAACATCATTATCAGTTGATTCAGCAAGTTTTTCCAACATCTCAACGATCAATGCCTTGACACGATCGGATTGCAGGAATTTAAAAAGAATTGGACGAATAACTGAGATAATCATATTAGTCAGCGGGTAGTGGTTCGTTG